GTTTGCGGTTCACGTGGGCTACTGCTCGGGCGATATGTCCTCTGTACGGTGCTATATACCACGCATACGCTTCCATAGCGGTAAGCAATCCGCTTGTGTGCGGTGAGTTTCCTATTGACCACTGCGGATTGTCTGGCGTGTGCCTTTGCACTGCCTTATTCTCTTTGAGCTTGTCGAGCGTGTCCTCGAGCGTGCGTGCGTCTCGTTTTGCACGTTGTGCTTCGGCTTTGCTGTCTGTCCTCTCCGTCTTTTTTTCCTTGCGGTTTGTCTCCTTGGCTCCTGCGCTTCGTCCTGTGCGTGTACGTCCGTCTGGTGCGTCGCTTTCGTTCGGTTCGCTTTTGCGGTCTTGCTTTCGGGTGTCCTCGTGCGATACAGGAAGTGAGCCTATTAAGGGAAGTAGGTGCACAACGTAAAACGCTACTGTCTCGGCGGTGGTCGTACACTTGCCTATACCTTGCGCTTTCATCACCTGTGCTACTTGGTAGCCAAGTTGTTCTGCTTCGGTATTGAGCAAGGGCTTTGCGTAATCGTAGTAGCCTAGTGCGTCGCTGTAGTAGTATCGCTGTGCGAGTAGGGCGACGGTTTCGGCGTAGGGTTCGTCTAGTGTTTTTGCTTGACGCTCTACCATAGCGAGTACGTCGTCTTTTGTCTTTTGTAGTTCGTCGAGTTGCTTCTGCTCTACGTTTAGGGCTTTGCCTGCCTGTATTGCGTTTTCTATCTCGACAAGCTTGTTAGTGAGCCAGTTAGGTCGTCCGTTTTGGTGTGCGGTGAGCATATCCTTTGCCTTGCGTGCCGTGTCCCTTGCACGTTCTAAGAATATGCGAGACGCTTCGAGTCCCTGTTGGTTCAAGGTGCGTACTATGTTGTCGCCGTTTGCATACGTCTGGCGTACTTTTTCGGTAATGCGTGCGTCCTCGAGTGTGTGCATTGTCGTCCGTAGGCGTTGCGCTCCGTCCTTGTCTAGCTTTGAGGTGTCCACGGTGTCCGTGTACAGTGTCATTCCTATTTGGTGCAGTAGCAGTGCGAGTGCGTTCTTGCGGTTTAGGGTTTCAAGGTCTGCGATAGGGTAGGTAAGCGTGCGTGTTGCAGTGTCCACGTTCCAAGCGTCGCCCTGTAGTAGCGTCATTTTATACGCTCCTGCAAATGCGCTTGCCATGGTTCCTATCCACTGCGCTGTCGCCTGTAGCGTGTCCGTGTAGTCCTCGATATCGCCGTACTGCGTATAATCGTATGCGCTGTACGTTCGGTGATGTCGCTTCCACACACTTGCCGTCGCTTTTTTAGGGCGTGGCTTGTACCAGTCTGGGTTGTATGCGTCGAGTAAAGACATATAAGACTAGGTGGTGTGAGTAATTTTTGTGCCGTCCTTGTTTACGGTGAGCCAGTAGCAATACCCGCAGGCGCAAGCATAACGGATAGTGTCGCCGTCTGGTACTGGGTTGCCTGCGTCGACAAGTCCCTTAGCGTGGCAAGAATTGCACTCTATTTTGCCTAGGTACTCGGCGATACACTGCTCCCTTGTCTTTACTTGTGCGGTTTCTTCTCCCTTAAGGTGCGTGTTTAGGATATCTGATATTGCGCCTGCGTCCTCCTTTGAGCATTTGCCTGCAATACATACTTTCATAGCACTTTTTACTGCTAAGGCGTTCCCTCCCATTCGTGCGGTAATATACGCCGTGTTGAGAATATCTCGAGTTGAGAAAATGAAGTCAAGCCTTCCCTCCTTGTGCGCTTGTCGTGCTCCGTGAGCTGTCTTTACTAGTGCAGTGGTGAGTTCTTCGGCGAGTTCTGGTACACGCTCGGCAATAATGGCAATTTCACGTGCTACCGTCGGATAGTTTGCGTTGAGGACAATAGGGAATCGTGAGAGAAGTGCCTTGTTCATTTCACGAGTTCCTGCATAGTCGCCTGTAGGGTTTGCCGTAGCAAATACTCTGAAGGCTTCGTGAGGTCGCACCACTTCTCCGTTATGCTCCGTTAGCACAATCATACGGTCATCGTCTAGCAGTGAGTGCAATAGGAATAGGACGTCTGCTCCACAAGCGTTTATTTCGTCGAGTACAATCCAGTACCCTTTACGCATGGCTTCGGTCAAGGCTCCGTCAATCCACACTGTGCCGTCTTTGTTTAGCATTATACGCCCTGTGAGTTCGTCCACGGTTGTCCCTCCGTTTAGGTTGATACGCCTAAACGGTGCGCCGTGTACCTTTGCTAGGTGTCTGATAGCACTTGTCTTGCCTGTGCCTGTGTCTCCGATAACGAGTGCAGGCATATTTTCGTTCAAGGCGAGCATGAGCATAGAGAGTAGTCCGTCGTGGTCGTGATAGGGCTGTGCGTGGTGCGGTACGTGTTCTGCTCCCTCAGTTGCGATTGGCAAGTCTGCAAGCAGTTTAATAGTGCGCTTGCGTGTCGCTTTTGGCTTTGCGGTGGTTGTCTTTTGTTTAGTGGCGGTCATAGTTATTGTGTTTTTAGTGCAAGATGTTCGTCTATTAGTTCCCCTTGCTCGAGTAAGTTTGTGAGGTGTGTCGCGAGTGCAAATAGGGTCGGCGTGTCCGTGTACGCTGTGTACGTGAGTACTATTGACTTTCCTAGATACGTTGAGTTGTATACCGCAAGCAGTAAGCCCTCGTAAGGAAGTAGTTGCAAGGGTAGCCTGCAATCGTACAGCACGGCGTTTATGTCCCTTATTGTGTCGTGCTCGTTCCACGTAGCAGGGTCGATACCCTTTTCCTCTAGCGTTTCGTGTAAGGTGAGCATACTCGGTGCGCTAGTCAATACGAGTAATGTAGTCGTGCCGTGTGCGTAGCTTATACGGTGCGCCTGTAGCCTTGCGTGTCTCGTAGGCAAGCGAGTTGAGGTACTTGGTTAGGCGTTTAAGGTTTGTTGAATAGCGTGCAAGGTATACGCTCGTGGGGCGTTGTTCGCCTTGTACAAGCGTGGTGAGGTCTTGGCGGTCTGCCTTTGATACTCCTAACGAGTAAATGCGCTTGCGTCGCTTGGTTGCCTTTGGTGTAGGTGTTGCGGTTGCCTTTGGTGTGCTTGGTGTAGGCGTTGCGGTTGTGGTGAGCGTGAGCACTCCCTTTGAGTAAGATACAGTAAGGGTATCTGCTTCAAGGGTAATTGTGGTTTGTGTTGCGTGTTGCATGGTGGTTATTGCGTTAGGGCTTAAGGTGCGGTGTTGTTGCGCTAGTAATTTGGTGTACGCCCATACGGAAGGCAATTTCGAACAGTAGACGCTCGTGCGTTTCGAGTGTTGACTGTTTTGCCCCCTCTACGGTTGCGATACCTTCTGATACTGCTCTTTCTATCGCTTTAGCGTCGGTTGCGTGTGCAAGCGTGGTGAGTAGTGCGCCTACTGCTTTCAGCATTTCAAGGGTTTCGTGTGATGGTTTTTCTTTTGAGGTGAGTAGTGCGTCTATTGCGCTATGCAAGTTCGTCATACGTGAGTTCGTTTACACATTTTGAATAATCTGAGTGGTCGCACTCGGTAAAGAGTTCTTTGAGCGTGAGTGTGAGAGCAATCACGGTGAGTGCAAGCAAGGTGAGAATGAATGGTGTAGTCATTATTTTTTAGGTTTACGAACAGTTGATAGTTTGGTCTTGGACTTTACTGGCGGTTGCTCGAGTAGGTCATCAGGAAGTTTTACGCCTGCACGTAGTGCGATTGCTCGTATTTCCTCGAGTCCGTAGGTGTCGGCGAGTTCTCGATACTGCTTTGCTTTTTCTGCTTCTTGGCGTAGCAGGTCGATAGCGTCGTCCTCGGGTTCTTGCGTGTGTGTGTCTGGGTGAGCTGTAGCGCAATCGTGCTCTGGGTTGTCGTGGTGCGCTTGTATGTTCGAGACAATCTCCTTGGGTAGTTCGTTTATTGAGATTGTCTTAGGTGCGACAATTGTCGATAGGTAGCCTGCACTGTAGCTTGTGATTGCTTCGAGACTGTCCTCGATATTCTCTGAGAGTCCTAGCTCGAAACCTACGGCGCAAAGTTTCTCCTTTGGCATAGCTTCGAGTGCTTTCTTGTCTACTCGTCCGTTAGAGTCGAGCACTTCCTCGGGTAGAGGTATAACTACTGATACGTGTGAGTGATATTTCTTTTTGCTGTCTTTTGTGATTGTGCACGTGATAGGCAATCCGTAGGTTTGTCCTAGTGCGTCATTTTCAAAAAAGTCAGTAATCTTTTTGTCGTCCTCGGGGTTTACTTTGTCCCCTCGAATAGACTCCTCGTAAGATTGTTGTTTTAACTGTCCAACGACAAGTGAAACAGGTATTTCGTCTCCGTCTGTGTGCGCTGTGATGTTTAACAGCATACACGTTGCGAGTCGTGCCTTGTCGTCTCCTTGTACTCCTTTCATACTTTCTCTGTACAAGTGATAGTAAAGGTGCGACCATTTTTAAGCGTTATTTCAATTACTCCTTGAGAGAGAATTGCACGCTTGAAAATATGGTGCTGTAGTTTACCTGTAGCGTCATACAACGAGAGTATTGCGTCATTGTATAGACGAAAAAGAATCGTTTGTGTGCTTATTCTTTGCATACGTTTGCTTTTATTTTTAATACCACGATATGAAGTGGTATTTGTAGGCTAGCACGTGATTGAGGTATTGACTTGGGGTAGAAAGTGGATAACTTATTATACCACACTTTTGCGATTTCACCTAATAACTCTAAAAATTGACATAATTTCGAAACACCTTTTTTACCTATAAAACCTCCTCTTGTGGTGTCTTGGTCGTGTGCTGTTTGGGGTGTGTTCGTGGGTGGTTTTGCGTGGGCGAGTTTTGGGGTGTTTTTGGTAGTTATGCCTGAGAGAGTAAGGCGTTTGTTGTGTTTTGTTGTGCGTTGTGCGAGAAGGGGAATAGAAAAAATGAGAAAAAGACTTTTGTTTTTTGTCTCTTAAATTATTATACCACATTTTTTCATTTTTGTCTAGGTCTTATTTCTATAAACGTAATATTTTTTGAAAATAATAGTCTTTTTCTCATTTTTTATATACCTCTTCTCGCAAACGAAAAATGCACTGCTATTTGACAGGCAAAAAAGTGGGGGGACTTGTGCCTAAGCGTCAATGGCTTGGTGGTAATATGGCTTAGGTAAGCCGTGTATGGGTAAGCGTCGCACAATTTACATTGTGCGACGCTGTTTTTATGGCTTAGATACGTTGTTTTTTCTTTTTGTTCTTGACAGGTGGGGTAGGGTGGGGTATAATCACGAAAACGGTACCATCTCCGCGCAATTCTCTAGGTTACCTTCCCTGTCGAGGAGTTTTGTGGTATAGTTTTCGAGCAAAACAACATGCCACAAGAAAACAAAACCAAACCCCCACGCAAAACACGCTCTCAGAAGCTCAAAACTGCCTCTGAAGGGGCCATTACCCCTCAAGAGGTCATAGAACGCGCGTACGATGCTTTCGTGTACTGGCTGTCAATTCCTGAGCTAGACCGACAACCACGAACGCTAGACGAATTCTGCACAATGTACGCTGTCACAAAACCAACTTTGAAGGAATTCATGCAAAGAGCAGGATTCTACGACTTACTCGAACAACGCTCTGTGCAATGGGCACAAAGCAAGATACCAGCCATCCTTCACTCGATGTATGCACGTATCAAACAAGACCAATCAATCCCTGACATTCGTCAATTCCTCGAATATGTGAGAGAATACAACCGAAAGCCAGACAACAAGACAACAAATGTCTTAATAATCAACCCTAGCGATGACCAATATAGACAAATCATCAGTAGAGAGGCAGCAATTCTTGGCGACGGCAGCGCGTAGACGTCTTCTGAACTTCGCACAGGTGACAGACCCGTCATATGTAGCGAACTGGCATCACGAGCTTATAGGCGAAAAGCTAGAAGAAGTGCTCTCCAAGGTCGAACGCAAAGAAAAAGCACGTCTTATCATTGAAGTTCCTCCTCGTCACGGTAAGTCAGCACTCGCAACAACAAAGTTTCCTGCGTGGGCACTAGGAAAATACCCATCACTGAAGTTCATCATCACGTCATACGCAGCAGACCTTGCGGAAAAGTTCGGACAAGCAACGAAAGACATCATGCTCTCATCGGAGTACGGTGTAATCTTTCCTGAAACGTCTCTCCGAAAAGACACGAAGGCGAAGGGGGACTGGGCGACGACAAAAAATGGCTCATACACAGCTGTTGGTGTTGGAGGTCCTATCACAGGTAAGGGTGCACACATCGCAATCATCGACGACCCAGTAAAAAACCGAGAAGAGGCGGAATCACAAACAATACGAGACAAGGTGTGGGACTGGTATACATCTACGCTGTACACACGCCTTGAGGGTGACGGGGCAATTATCGTAATTATGACGCGATGGCACCAAGATGACCTTGTAGGTCGCCTACTTGAACAACAAGCAGAGGCAGAGAAAGACGGACGACCACACGACAAGTGGGAGGTAATACGCTTGCCTGCAATAGCAGAAGAAGACGAACCCATGCGAAAGGAAGGTGACGCGTTGTGGCCAGATAAGTTTCCACTACCCACACTGTCGTCCATCAGAGAGAACGTGGGTGTGTATGACTGGGCGTCGCTCTACCAGCAAGACCCTGTGTCAGCAGCGGCACAGGTGTTTAAGAAAGAACACTTTCAGTACTACACTCCCGAGCAGCTAGAGTCGAAATATCTCACATACCACACGTTCATCGACCCAGCCATCTCGCAAAAAGAAAAAGCAGATAACACAGTCGTACTGACAATTGCGAAAGAGGCTAATGGTCCAAACATCTATCGCATACGGGAAGACGCAGGACACTTCACTCCTACACAAACACTCGACCTTGTCTTCGCACACCATGCAGAGTTTCGTTCGCAAATAAACCTAGAAACAATTGCGTATCAAGCTGCGCTTAAGTATGCAATCTTGGAGGAACAGAAGCGACGACAGACATACTTTACGGTAAACGAAATACGTTCAAAGACAAACAAGGAACTTCGTATCCGAGGACTTATCCCTCTTTACGACGCAGGAGTCATATGGCACAAGCGAGGTGACGTAGAGTATGAGCGAGAGCTTCTTACGTTCCCTTCAGGGCGACGCGACGATAGAATAGACACCATGAGCATGTTCTTGTTGGTAGAGAATCGTGCGGGAGGAGGTATAGGTCAGTTTCGTAAAAACAAAGTGCAATCTTATCTTGGCCGTGGACGTCGGTAGTTCTTCGTGGTATAATATTTCAAATGGAAATGACAGAGGTCCATGCCGTTGGTTATTTAGATTACCCGTGTAAGTCATGCGATGATGGAAAAAAGCTTTGGTGCAATAAATCAAAAATTCCGTGCAAAAAGAAAAACTCACATGCTCACCGCTGCAAGGCCTGTTCGCGCGCTGTGTCGATTAACGTCTATGAAGCCTAGCTAAACAATCATGCGAGCCAATCTTACCCGAGACAAGAAAGACCGAATAACGTCACCAAAGTCTTTGTACCAACCAAATGATGCAGAGAAGAACGTGTGGTCAATGGCCGCGCGGGATTTTGATATTGGAGACGACATAATGAACCGTCCTCTTCCTGAGTTTAACGGCCGTTCTGTAATTCAGGAAATAGACATCAACCAAAAGGCATTTAATACATACATTCCTCCACGTTCAGACGACCCAGATGAATCATGGCGTGCGCAGACCGTACGCCCAATAACACGCAACAAACTCATTTCGATAGCTGCACACGTCTCAGCGAACATCATTAAGCCTACTGTTTTCGCTCAGAATTCAGAAGACGAAGAAGACCGTGGTGCAGCAATGGCACTCGATACACTTTTTGAGTGGGTGATAGACAATAGCGACTATGAGCGTGTGTTCTTGCGTTCTGTCATTCAGGCGTTGGTGGAACCTGCAGCGTATATGCACATGGGCTATGAGAAAGTCATGCGCGTACAACGCACAAAGCAAGAAGACGGGACATATACGACAGAAGATGTCGAGGATTCAGTCTTGTCTGGATTCTTCTTCAATGTTGTTCCTTGTCAGGAAATCTACATTGCGAACCTATACGAACCAGACATACAAAAGCAGCGATTTATTATTCGCTCTCGCTATATTGATGCGCTTCAGGCGAAAGTTATTTACCGTAACTCGCCAAACATAGACTACGTTGAGGCAGGAAAGATTGCTGTATACGACGAGTCGACATCACTGTTTTACGATGTGCAAGACGAAAACCTCGAAGGAGACAATCTTGTAAAAGAGACAACGTGGTACTGCCGAATGCTCGACCTTGAGGTGACGTTCCTTAACGGCATTTGTGTGACTGACCCTAATCAACCAATGCGTCGTCGTGATAAGCGATACCCATTTGCGAAGAGTGGATACGAGTACATCAACAACGGTCAGTTCTACTACTACAAATCAGCAGCGGCAAAGATTGGACCAGACCAAGAGCTTGTTGATGCGCTGTACAACGTCATCATGGACGGTGCGATACTTTCAAACGAACCGCCAATGGCGCTTTACGGTTCACAAGGAGGTCTTGCAAGTAACGTCGTTGTACCAGGACTCATCACGTACTTTGAGAACCCAGACACCAAGCTTGAGAACATTGGTCCTCGCACAGATATCCGTGCAGGTCTTGAGGCTATTGGTCTTGTTGAGCGCTCCATCTCAGAGTCATCACAAGACTCACTACGACAAGGTGTGCAGAGTGGCTCTGGTCCAGGCACGGCTCGTGAGGCATTGCTTCTTGAGAAGAACGCAGCAATCGCTCTTGGTCTTTTTGGCAAGATGAACAAGTTCTTGGTGGAGGACATTGGAACTCTCATGCTCGACGACATCCTCTACAACATGACAGTTGCAGAAGTAGATGCTCTCACTGATGGACTTAAGTACCGTTCGTATGTCCTTCCTGCGAAAGCAATGAACGGAAAGATGGTATCGCGTGAAGTCCGCTTCGACGCGTCCCTCATCTCTCGTCCATACATGACGGAGGAAGAGTATCTAGATGAATCACTCGACCTTCTTGAGCAAGAAGAGCGAAACGGCAATAAGAAAATCATGCGTGCCAACCCTGCCGCAGTTCGCTCGCTTAAGTATCGTGTCATTGTATCAACAGACGAAATGGAGCCACGTTCTAAAGCTCTTGAGAAAGCGCTTAACCTTGAGGCATACGACCGCGCTATCCAAAACCCTGTTGCCAATCAGGAGGCTGTTACTCGTGACTTCTTGTTTGAGGTGTACAAGCCAGGAAAGAGTGGTGACTACATTAAGAAGGCGCAGCCTCAACCACAGACCATGATGGGTGCTAATCCAACTGAGGCAGCTGCTGCTGCTTCGGCAGGGATGGGGGCTGGCTTTCAACAGAAAGGTGTTAATGGAAACTTAGTAGGACAGCTAACAGGAGGCGACAGTCTAGGAGCTTCGATGTCGTCTGAGTTCTAACTATGCCAAAGAATCCTCTTGATGAACTATACACATCACGAGTATTGGTCTTCATCGAGGACAATGAGAAGGGAGTATTTAATCAAGTGTACTTAGACAAGGAACAGTTCAAAGCAGTAACGCTTGTTATCTCGCGTGGTGAGTCAGGAGATGGAATCAGCATCACAGTAGGAGAACAAGACTTTGACGGAGACTTGTTTTTAGGGTGTGATTCGATAGAATTAGAGTAACCAATATGAAATACCTACGCCACCTTTTGCTCAAGATATTACTCAAGCACTTGTATCGTGCAGTTACTGTTGATGAACTTCTCGTCCACAAAGGCACAACGATGTACATAAACGGTAAACCATTGTCAAACGATGAAAAACAAGGTATAATACGAGAGGCACAGTACCTTAGACGTTCGCACTTGTTACGTATGTTGTTTTCAGAATTGCGTCTTGCTGCAAATCAGCAAATCATCGAGAAAGCCACAACAGTTGATGGAATGATTGCAGGAAGATTGCAGATGTTAGCGATAGACACACTGGAACAGTTGATTGTTCGTGTGTCAGAAGCTAATTAGTCGGCTGCTTTATCGGATATCTTAGTCGTGTTCTCGTGGCGGGCATACACTAGGATATCCAATAAAGCCGCTGAGGTGGCTTTTTATAAAGGTTGCAAGCACCATCTCGAAAGAGTAAAGCCTTGTTGAACAAAATTCAGGAGTATGTCAGACACCACAATTACAGCAGCTCCAGCTGTAGCCAGTGCAGAAGAACTTCAAGCTCAGTTGGATGCAGAAAAAGCAGCTCGTGTCGCAGCCGAGGCCAAGGCAGCGGAAAACGAAGAGGCTAGACGCAAGGCAGAAGCAGCAATCGTTGTTGCAAAAAACAAGGCCGATGCGTTAAGGCGCCAACGTGAAATTGAAGACGATGATGAGCCAGCAGAAGCATTGATTGACGAAAAGGTTAAGGCGGCTATTGAAATCCACAAGCATACGCTTGTAGAAGAAACAGTCGAGGAAACTGCTCGCACAATGTTTCCTGATGATTCAACACGACGTGCTGTTCTTGAGAAGTACAAAACAATGCCAAAGTCAGGAATGACAGCGGCTGCGATTCAAAAGGATTTGGATGACATTCACTTTCTTCTTAACAGGCCTGCGTACGAAGCAGCTCTCAGCGAAACAAAAGTTGCGACTGAACGTACAGCAGTACCAAGCGCAAGTTCAATAAGTAGTGTTCCTGTTCGGGCAACTACGAATGAACTTACTGCTGACGAAGAAAGAGAGGTCGCTCAGATTGCTCGTTTCGCAAAAGTATCTATTGAAGACGCGCGTGCACGATTTATAAAAAATAAAGCGGGTTAGTGCACGACATAGCCACGATGTGTTAGTGCGTTACACGCACAATTACACACCATGAGTTCAAACAAAGTTGATATCTTCGTAAAAGATGTCTCGGGACGCAACGTTGTTGCAACTGAAGTCTGGGCTACTGAGGCGGCAGCCACAGCTATCTACGCAGGTGAACCTGTGAAGAACAAGTCTACTGGCTCTCCTTACGTTATCCCTCTCGCCGATGGCGACCCTACCACCTCAACCGCCACTCCAGTAGTCGGTATCGCAAAAAGCAATGGCACTCACACTGCTTCTGCTGACGGTACTGTTGAGGTATACGTCGTTGACGCAAACACCATTCTTGCTGCTAAGGCAAAGTCTTCTACAGCTGCAGATACTGCATCTGAGATTGCTGCGCTTAAGGGCAAGCAGGTGGTTCTAGACCTAACATCAGGCACGTACACGGTCGATACTGCTGCTGCTAACGCAAACACAAACGGAATCGTATGTGTTGGCGGTGACCACGAAAAGGGACTCATCTACTTCAAGATTCGTTCCTTCGCATTGCAGGGTCCTATTGCTTAATAAGTCTTAAACACTAAATCATGAACAGCTCACTCGCAGCCAATGGTGTAAAGACGGCACTTGACCTTGTCTTCGACCAGGAATTTGACGTAGAAATGACCCCTGGTTACGCTCGCGTAACCACTTCAGGCATCTTCGTTGAGGAATCAATTGACCGTGCTGCACACATCGCTGAACTCTTCCAGGGTACAGGTTACTTCGCTTCTCGTGCTGAACAGCAGGACGTTCCAAGTTCTCTTTCACGCATCGGAAACCAGAAGACCTTCTCTGTAATCAATTACGCGAACTCAATCGACATTTCAAAGAACTTCTTTGATGACGACCAGCATTCAATCGTGAACATGATTGTAAAGAATATGGCGCGCAACGCTCGTCTTTCACAGGACAAGAATGCGTTCAATTCTTTCAATCTTGGCTTTACGACTGTAACTTCAGCAGACGGCGTTGCCCTCTTCTCTGACTCACACGTAGCACTTGATGGTACGACTATTGATAACCTTGCTTCTGGTACTCTTACAGAAACAACCCTCAATACTGCCTTCAACCTTCTCATTACCCAGAAGACACAGGACGGTGTACTTGGAGGACATGTTCCTGCAATCCTTCTTGTTCCAACCGCGCTCTTCAAGACTGCGATGGAAGTCACTGCATCTGAACTACGTTCAGGTTCAATGGATAATGACCTTAACTACTTCTCACGCGTCTACCCAGGACTTCAGGTGTTCCACTCACCATTCCTCGGTGCTGCGTTCGGTGGTTCTGACACTGCGTGGTTCCTTCTTTCAAAGGACCACTCAATGATGCGCTACGTACGTCAGGGTCTTGAGACCTCCCTCGTTGATTGGACAACTCAGCGTAACAACAACTACATCTACAAAGCAGAGTACCGTGAAGTCACTGGACCACTCTCATTTGAAGGTTTGGTTGCTTCAACAGGTCTGTAGTAGTAGTTTTCTAGTAATACTACTATGAAAAACCTACTATCTTGGATTTCTCTCGGGTTGTCTTGTCTCGCAATTTTCCTTGTGCTTGCACTTGGAGGAGGTGGAACAGGAAGCTCATCAACAACTTCAAGTATCATCACAGCTGCCGGATTCATTTCCTCAGATGACTTGACCGTTACTGATGACGCAACAATCGGTGGAGGACTTCTCACTGTAACCACAGCAAACTCAGCGACTTCAACCATTGTGGTTGGTTGTACACAGTCTTACGCCACAAGTACTGCAACACCACTTAAGTTGATGTTCACTGCGTCTACAACAGCTCCAACTAACGGCTCGGGTGTCATCCCAGTCATTAGTTACGGAACCTGTCCGTAAGCCCATATACTGAACCTGACTTCGGTCGGGTTCAGGAATGGCCTGGCGGCCTTAACTAACATTCTTATCATCATGACACTTAAAAAGTATTACTCAGGCGTGGGGGTTGCTGCACTTGCAGTAATCTTCCTTGTTTCAATGTTTGGTTTTTCTGTACAAAAAGCAAAAGCACGTCCTAGTCAGGTAGATGTAACAGCATCAGCAACCGCGACAACATCACCAACATACATGACCCCAGGAACAGCGACCTCTACTGTTGTTTGGGATTCTCGTGAAGTTGATTCAAATACAGTAATGATTCAATTTACTGCCTCTACATCAGCGGCACGTCTTGATTGGTACACCCAGTATTCAAACAACTACAATCCTTCAACAGGAAACGGTGATTGGTATAACGAAGACGCAAGACTCTCTTCTATTTCTGGTATAGACCATGCTTCAACAACAGTCACACATCGTTGGTTGCCAGGAAGTACTACCGCGTCAACTTCTTTAAAGGCTGTGCAAGTCTCCGAAGTGGCTTCCCGATGGAAGAGAATTGTATTCTTCATTCCTGTTGGAGTATCAAGCACGAACGGTGCGCTATACACAGAAATTGCTCAGAAACGAGACGCGCGTGGGGATTAACAAAACAGCGTTTTTGTGGGATAATACATAGACATGAATCCCCTTGCGCAAGCTGTTATCGCCGCACTTGCTTCTTTAGGCAAACAACTTGCTGAAATTTCTTCTACGCTAAAATCTAAACAAAAAATAAGTGTTGACCTTGATGGTGTCGAGCTTATTTCAGTTAAGGGTAAGGATGGGTCTCAGGGACCTAAGGGTGAAAGAGGTTTCACAGGGCCAAGAGGTCTTCGTGGAGAAAAAGGAGACAAGGGTGAAAAGGGTGAGCAAGGACCACAAGGTGAAAGGGGCGAACAAGGACCACAAGGTGAAAGGGGCGAACAAGGACCACAAGGTGAAAGGGGCGAGAAGGGAGATGTCGCTGAACTCCCTGACATCCAAGCAATGATAGATAAGATTCCGCCAGAATACTTCATTAAGAAAATTGAGGCAGCAAAAGGCGCTTCGCGTCTTGATTACGGTAAGCTTAAAAATACTCCAGGTGTACCCGTGGGAGGAATGTCAGCCTCAAAAGGAAAAATCTATGCTAGAGGTGGCGGTTCGGGTACTACGACTAGTGGGGAGACAGTGACCACGCAATACATTCTTACTGCTGTTCAGTCAGGCTCTGACGTTACGATTGACCTAACACAGCTCACAAACTGGGCTACGTTTAGTCGGATAATTTGTGTATACAGAAACAACATTCCACAAACAGAAGGAGCAAGTTACAACTTCACAAAAACCAGCAGTACATTGACGATATACAATGCTGACGCTAGCGAGATATTTAATCTGACCTACTCGTATACTTAGTATGAAGACATTCATTTACATTCTCGCAGCAGCAGCACTTATTTCGGCATTGCTATTTGGAACTGTGGCTCACGCACAGATTGTACCTGCACAAAACCAACAGGTTCTTTCTCCGTACGGAGGTTTTATTGTTGCAACATCTTCGGCGGCAAACTCAAAACTATCCGCGACATCCACTCCATTCTTTGCTAACTTCTTTGCAGGTAATGGTACAACTACCAATTTCGGCATTACAGGTTTAACGTCTGCTCTTTTGCAAGTCACAGGCGCTGGCTCAGTGCAAGAATACGCAGGAACTACATGCACCAACCAATTCATTCGTGCGCTGTCAGCTCTTGGCGTTGCAACGTGTGAATCCGTAAACCTAACGTCAGACGTCACCGGTGCTCTACCCGTAGCAAACGGAGGCACAGGCTCCACTACCCTTACAGGTATTCTCAAAGGCAACGGTACCTCACAGATAGGCTCTCTCGTAGTAGGTTCAGGACTTACCTATGATGGTACTACTCTTTCAACCACGGGTGGAGGCTCAGGAACTGTCACCCAAATAGACACCACCTACCCAGTCACAGGTGGCTCTATCACTACTACTGGAACTATTGGATTAGCTTTTGGTACTACAACTAACAATGCATGGTCAGGTCTTAATTCATTCTCAAACACAGGAACAACCACTTTTGCAGGTGGTGTAGAAACAGGAACACTTATAGGTGCGCCCTATTTTGTGGCGACCTCCTCAACAGCTACTTCTACCTTTGCAGGTGATATTACAATGCCTCATCTAAAGTTTCTTACCACTCACGGTATTCGTGGAGATGCTTCTGACGGTGTGTATGTAGTATCAAACAACTACACTAACGTTGCTTTGTTTGGAGCAGGAGGTGGTGCTGGAGCTACATTCTACGGAGGAGTAAACATTGACGGAGCTACACGCCTTGCTACGTCTCTCACAGGTCTTTTAAAGTCTTCTTCAGGTGCTGTGTCAGTTGCCTCAGCAGGAACAGACTACCAAGCACCTATCTCAGCTACCTACCCGGTACAATTTTCAGCCAACACAGTATCGCTTGCATTTGGTACAACCACCGCAAACCAGTGGAGTGGGCTAAACTCATTCTCTAACTCAGGAACTACAACATTCGCTGGAGGTATTGAGTCAAGTAAAATAGGCGCACCCTATTTTGTAGGCACTTCAACAAGTGCTACTTCAACGTTTCCTAAACTCTACGCAACTACAGCCTTCCAAATGGGTTCTGACTTTATATCAGACATTACAGGAACAGGGCTTCAAATTGTCGCAGGCGCACTACAAACTACACTTGGAACTTCAGTAGACCTTGCCTCAGCCGAAGTTACAGGAACACTTCCAGTAGCTAACGGAGGTACAGGCTCAACAACACTCACTGGAATACTCAAGGGCAACGGTACTTCTATGATAGGTACAGCCGTAGCCGATACCGACTACCAAGTTCCTCTCACATTCACTTATCCCGTGACACGCACAGTAAATGCAATAGGACTAGCTTTTGGAACTACAACCTCTAACACTTGGGCAGGTACTCAGACAATTGCAAACGCATCAACGACAAACCTATCAGTCTCAACTGGAGCTATAATAGGAGCTACTGATTTTCAGACGTTCACTACAGCACAACAGGCATCTACTACTCGCGTGACTCCTATTCTTCAAAACATTGGAACCGCAGCAGCGTCTGGTATTCAGGCTGTTGCAAGATACACGTCTGCTCAGACAGGTCCAGGCTTGTACCTTGGTAAGTCAGGTGGAGCAACTGTTGGCTCATACACAGCAGTATCTACAAACCATCAACTCGGCAACATATCATTTCAGGGTGCGGACGGTACACAGTTCGTTGAATCTGCACGAATCCAAGGTCGTGTGAACGGTACCGTATCTGACGGCATCATTCCTTCAGACATTTTGTTCACGAATATGGATAGTACAGGTACAAACAACACAAACCTAACAATCTCAAACGGTGGTCAGATTCTTGCTCGTGCTTTGACATCTGTGGCGACTCCTGATTGGTCGTGGGCTAATGACACCGATACGGGTATCTACAGAGCAGGAGCAAATACACTTGGATTCGTCACATCAGGAAGTGAGCAAATGAGAATAGACAGTACTGGTAATGTCGGTATCGGCACCACCTCACCATACGCACGTCTTTCAGTCTGGGGAGCTGGCGCAACTGCAGCTACACGCGCCTTCGAACTTGTGAATAGTGCATCAACTACACTGTTGGTTGTAAACAACGCAGGAAACGTGGGTGTGGGTACTACCACCCCTCCACGCATATTCTCTGTACAAGCGTCAGCCAGCCCCAACTCAGCCTCATTCCAAGGAAGCAACGCAAGCTATATCAACATTCATCGTTCCTCGCAATCTAGCACTAGCGGTCTTCAACTAGGCGTGAGCTCAGGCAGTAGACACGAAGTGTTTGGAAAAACTACAGGCGCGCTAGACCTCGGTACAAACGACACGGCGTATGTGACCATTTTGAACGGTGGAAATACAGGTGTTGGCACAACTACGCCAAACTGGAAATTGCAAGTTGCAGGAACATCAGCTCAACTTTCACTTTCTGACGCAACGCTTACATCTGACCACTGGGTATTCAGAAACAACGTAGGCAACTTGATGATTGCGACTGCCTCACCTTCTACCTACGCCACCTCATCAGTCTCAGCTATCTCAATCGCAACGTCAGGTATCGTGACGTTTGTGAAGGGTGTATTTACTGACCTTCTCCGTATTCCATATTCAGCAGCACTTGCCCTCGCAACAAACGGAGACATTGGAATTGACTCAACAAACAATCAGCTTAAATACCAGTCTGGAAGTGCCACACAAGTAATTGACCCGTTGATTTCTTCAGCGTTTCTATACGCAACTTCTTCACTTGGTACAGGTACAACCACACTACAAGTGTCAGGTTTCCCACGCGCGACTACGTTCACGCAGTTTGGTTGTAAGGGAACAGGAGGAGGTACATTCGTAGCGCGAGTTGGAGACGGTACAGCAACCTCTACAGCCGTAGTTTCAGCGACAGGTCTCACAACAACATTCACCACTCTTTCAAGTAATAACTCCTTTACAGCAGGAGAGACAATCATGTACGACATCGGTTCAGTAAGCGGTGCAGTAGCAAATCCTACTTGTTCGTACGGACGAACAACTGATGGAACCTAGTATGAAAAAAGTCGCTCAAATTATCGGAGGGGTTGGTGCAGTCATTCTAGGAGCGACTACACCTGCTATCCCAGAAGAGATGCAGTGGCTTTACTCATATCAAACCACCCCCGAAGCGATACAGATAGCTATAGAGCAGGTTGAATACTACAAAACAGCAGACGTACCAGAGGCATACAAGCGAATGGAAGCACCGCCTGTATTCAAAGATGAAGACGGAAACGGAGTTATTTCTGTTGGAGTATTTCTAAATAAGAAGGGTGAGGTAGTGTACCAGACCTTCCCTGATAGCCAGTATGAGGACGGTAAGAAGTCTAATGAAGAAGGAAAGGGAATATACTCCAACCCTAAAAAGACTGAACTAATAAGTGTAATAGACGCAATAACGCCTAAAGCAAAGGCAGCGGTAGCCATAACTAATACTTCAGGCATCACCTCATCAGCCAGTGGAGCAACTTCATACACCCTCTCCCACACAACCGCTTCAGGAGACACCTACCTCGTCACTCAAATGATTGACTGGACAGGAGACACGGCAACAGGCTGTACGTTCAATGGTACGTCTATGACTCAGCTTGTGAAAGAGACCCGTACACCCGACTCTGGCTCTTTGGAGATTTACTTCTACGGACTAGGCGCACCAGCAATCACTACCGCTAACGTGGTATGTAGTCGCTCGGGTACTACCGCATGGATTTCTGTAGGTAGTGTGTCTCTTTCGGGAACCAACACCACTACCTCACCTGTAGACGCTACGGCGACAGAGCCAGGCTCAGCCTCACAGTCCTCAGACACGCTCTCAATCACCACCGTAGCAGACAACACCGCAGTTCTTATTGGAGCTGTGGCTGACAACTGCAATATCGCGGCTTCTACCAACGCTACGCAGGTATTGGGAGCAACGGGAACACCAAACGACTGTTCTATTGTTATGCGTTCTACCACGTTTCCTAAAACACCAGCAGGTTCGGCAAGTTATTCGTATACCTTTGGCGTAAATGCAGGACACGCTGGAGTGGCTATCTCAATAGCAGAACCAAGTGCGGTAGTAGTACCAGAACTATTTATACCTTTTGATTAAATTACTAACATGAGCATTATCAGCCCCGTCGCACAGGCCTGCAAAACCGCATTAGAACCGTTCGCAGACCACTTAATTCTTAAAACTATCTTGGCTTACCTTGGCATCGCCACAGGTTTTTTGTTTGGTGTTGAATTCTACAATTATATTTGGGTCATTGTTGTTTTGGTGGTACTTGATTCTTTTACCGGAGTCTGGGGGGCTAAGATATCTGGCGAAGTAATTTCTTCAAAAAGGTTTATTTTGTCAGTGCCTAAACTGTTGCGGTATTTAATTTTCATTGTCGCAGGACATCTGCTGCAGTCTGTCATTCCATTTGAAATGTACATTGAAAACGTTGTCGTAATTTTCCTTGCAACAACAGAATTCATCTCTATCGCAGAGAATCTTGGCAAGGCAGGAATGCCCGTCCCTAAGAAATTACTGAACAAAATAGAGGAATTGCGGGACAGACAATAAGCACGTTTTGTGGTATAATTCAATACAATGTCACTCACACTCACACAAGTTAAAACCAGAATCGCTTCTAAAATTCATGGTTCAAATATTGACAAGGTTAGAGACTTCTACGGCTTGGCCCATGAGGCAGCCGGCAACATTCTCTTGTTGGTAGACCCAAAAGAGCTTATACGAGAACAGCAGATTTCTAACGCTCTCTATGACGAGGTATATTCGTATGTCGCTCCTTCCGACATGAACATGGACCGTATTATTGATATACGCGCTCAAGTAAACAGGGATAGCGGAGACATGCCAACAGCGATAGACACACGAACATTTGACCGACTAAAACAGGACCAAGACTACACTGTTGATTTCAACTCAATGGTTAAAAAGTTGAAGATTTCAAAGTCTCTCACTCCAGGAGTCACAATCAACGATTGCGAATCTCTTACTGCTGTAGGCACATGGGCGGCAACTGCGTCAGCACAAAATTTGGAAGTTGACACACTGTATAAAATTACAGGAAGCGCATCTCTTAAGTTTGACCTTGCTGCCGCTGGTTCTTCTGGCTATATAGAAAACAGCACATTCACCGCAACAGACCTTTCTACATACGAAGATGTTGGTTCTGTATTTGTGTGGGTATATTTTTCTTCTGCGACACCGATAACAAGCGCAAGTCTTCGTTGGGGTTCAAGTTCGGCAAACTATTGGTCGGCAAGTGTAACAGCGACACATGATGCCACTGCTTTTGCGGCTGGTTGGAATCTTCTTAGATTCGATTGGTCTGGGGCTACAGAGACAGGAACACCAGTTGCATCTGGCGTAGATTATCTTCGTTTTACTCTTGCTTACAACGGCACTGCCGTGTCTACGGTAAGAGTAGACTCAATCATAGTGCGACTACCAAGTATCTACTCTCTTGTATATTACTCAAGATATATGTTCAGAGACTCTTCAGGTACATGGCTTGAGACTCCAACTGAAGATACTGACCTCATCAACCTTGAACATGCTGGTGCAGAAAACCTTTTTATCTACGAACTTGGTCACATCATTTCTCAAGAATTACAAGGAGACAACGGGTCGTTTGACGTAAATTACTTTAAGAACAAGAGAGATGAAGAGCTAAAGGCTTATATGATGCGCTACAAGAGTGACATCGTTCCGAAGCAATCACGCTACGCAAACCGTGGCGCTCGCTACACACGACGCTAATGACAAAATACAACCTCATCGACAAGTTTACAGGGTACGTGACTAAGCCAGACGTTACCAACTCAATGGCCAGGACTCTTGTTTCTGGTTCTTTGAATGTCATCATTAACGATGGAGAAAAGGTTGAGTCTCGTGGAGGGTACGAATTGTTTGGCGCAGCAAACACGACAGCTGATTTACCAATTGAAGGTTCTTACGAATGGCTAAACTCATCTGGTGTCGAAATTCCATTAAGGTCATATGACGACGAGTTGGAAATTTATTACAGCGGTTCGTGGAGGCGCTTAAAGGACGGCTGGTCTGCTGTAGATTTCCAATTTACTAAGTGGTGGTCTTCAACAGAATCTATAGACTTGCTGTTGTTTGTGAATGGTGATGCAAATATTTATGAATGGTCTGGCGGCATCACAACCTACTCTTCTTCATCTGTTGCTTCTGTAACAGAAGCGGGGGACGCTGCTAACCAACTTTCTGCTTGGGCATTTACAGGGGCGACGACATCGAACACAAACGCCTTTGTTCTCTACTACACACTGGCCGATGTCGCTGGAACTCGTACAGTAAACATATATAAAGATTCAGCAGGCTCTAACCTTGTTGCAACAGGTTCTCGGGTCGGCGATGGTGTGATAACTCTTTCTGCTTCAGGAGGTTCTGGCCTTAGCGGTTCAGTAACTGTTGCATACACCATAGACGACACGACAACAGCAGCAAATACCCTGACACTTTCTTATACAATTACGAAGCAGGGTTCTACCTCGTGGGCTGCAGAACGATTCCTGTTAAACGGAACACGTCAAATTGTTATTGGAGGAATTACATACACCTACACAGGAGGTGAAGGAACCACAACCATCACAGGAGTCACTCCTGACCCAGCCGCAGGAGGTCATACGGCAGGTGATTTGGTGTTTCAAGCCGTACGAACAAACACAAACAAACCCGCTTCAGGTGTAGTGAACGACCTTATTGGAGTTCTAAACAACCAAATATATATAGGCTCACTCACAAGAAACACTGTGTATGTTTCCAAAAACACAGACTTCACGGACTTTACATACACTGCGACACGCCTTCCAGGAGAAGGAGCGCTTCTTACTTTAGACGGAACACCCACGGCGTTCTTCACACAAGAAGAAGACATGTACATTGGTATTAAGAACGGTGGTATTTTCAAAACAAGCTTTACTCTTTCTTCAGACAATACCAAAGAGGCTCTAACAATAAAGAAACTCAAAACAGGAGCACGACAGTCCCCACTGAGCCAAGACCTTGTGGCTCAAGCCAAGAACAGCGTCTTGTTTGTTACAGGGCAACCGACACTTGATGAGCTTGGGCGTATTGAGAATGTTGAGACACCACAGTCTAAACCTATCTCAGACCCTATTAAGCCAGATTTTGATGAGGCAGATTTCACTAACGGTCACGCTATATACTGGCGCAACTGGCTACTCATTTCTCGTCCTGTAGAAGGAAAAGTATTCATCTACGACCTTGAGAAAGGCTTCTGGCAACCACCACAACAGTTACCAATTCGACGATTTGCTGTGATTGGGGGTGAACTTTATGGTCATTCAAGTGATAACCCAGAGACATACAAATTGTTCACAGGGCGTAATGACAATAACAAACCTATTGCATACACTGCGGCATTCGCTTACAGAAACTTTGGAGACAGAGCAGCACTCAAGACGTTCTCTGAATATTACGTTGAACTATACATGACAGCCAACTGTAACCTCACAGAGACAATCAAATACGACTATCGAGGGGTGACAGGTGTCAAAAACTATGCTATAATCCCACTTGACGCTGACACCACGTTCTCGCCTCAGGCGACCAACCAATTGGGTGGTGCAGTGTTGGGAGCAGAACCACTTGGAGGTGTTACCTCTGACGCAAACCAAGACGAATTCTTGAAGGTCAGAATGTTTAAATCACCAGGTGACCTAGACTTCTTTGAAATGCAAACAGTCTTCTCGGTAGTAGACATAGACGTTGCCTTTCAAATTCTTGCACATGGTCCAAACGTAAGAATGTCACCAAATCAACCAGTATCAACTAGAGAATAGATATGAAACAAAAAGGTTTTGCACTCATCCCAACACTTATTACACTAGGAATCGTCGCTATAGCTAGCATCGGTGGCTTTTTCGGATTGGACTACGCCAAAAACTACATAGAGGATAAGACTTCTATGGCTGTAGGAACCAGCATTAACTTCGTAGGAGGTCAGGCATACTACCTATCCGGCTCAGGAGTCACAGCAACAGACACTTCCATTGCGCTTGTGAGCTTCACAGACCCAAATGGTACTGAGCTTACGATGACTGACTTTGGTGATATTGGTTACGCCACACTTGAGCCAGGCACGTCACGACAAGAATTCATCTCTTTCACTGGAATTACACAGGCGTCTGACTCATCACGTGCTACACTTACAGGAGTAACGCGCGGTTTGCGATTCGTCTCTCCTTACACTCAGGACACGTCACTTCGTAAGGCTCACACAGGTGCTTCTATCCTTATTGTCTCAAACTCACCCCAACTCTATAACCAGCTTGCACGTAAAGGAGGCACAGAGAGTATCACGGGTGTATATACCTATGCCTCAACAAGCGCACCTGTGTATGATGCAGATTGGAATGTCGGCACAACCTCAAATGCCTTTGCTCACGCCGCGTGGATAAACCGAAACTTTGGTGACCTGTTTAACGGTAACACATGGACAGGAGCACAAACGTTTAACGGAACAACTACCTTCGCAGCAGCAGGAGGCGCCGTGTGGTCACAAAACTGTTCGGCTTCAACAGACCTTTGTAACAAAGCATATGTGGACGGTGTAGCTATTTCTGGTGCTTCTAACGCAGACACTACGACTAAGGGTATAGTGGAAGAGGCTACAGTAGCCGAAATTAATTCAAGCGCTACAACAGGAGGAACAGGAGCGAAACTCTTTATGACTCCTGCATCTTTTGCAGTGTCAAACTTTGCGTCGTCTACAACTGCATTTTATAGCGCCACTTCGACTACAAACACGAGTCCGTATCTTATTGTGCCAATGGTTGCTGGAAACAAGCTGGTCGTTAATTACTCTATCTTTGGAGACACCGGCTCTGGAAACCCAGACCCATCGTTTACATTCAGGCAGAGCACAGACGCTGCGACAACAACACTTGCATCATATACAAATATCGCAGCAGCAAACGGCTCAGTACAGTTTGTGCACACAGCGACAACAACTATTGACCTGCATATAGGTCTAAACGTAGCATCACAAAACGCTGGAGGTGGTGCGGTATACAACTCAATTACTGCAATTAAAATACCTCAATAACATGGCGACCATCTCTATTGGAGGTAAGAACTATAAGGAAGGAAGCAAGGCCGCTAATGCGGCTATTGCTGCTGGAGGGAAAGCAGGTGCTAAGCTAGACACTGTACGTCCTGCAGGACAACCAAACACAACAGTTCAACCAAACACCGTTGCTCAGACAGGTTCTCTTCAGGGGACAATCAGCTCAAGCTCTACACCTGCAAAACCAGCAGGCTCTAAGCCTGTGAGTGTTGTTACAAGTGACCAAGGAGAGACGTTTAAGACTGACACGCAGCAGCGACTAGACACTATGTATGGGCAGCTCTCTCAAGCAGCAGAGCAACTTAAGCTCATGCGAATGGCTGAGGAGGCAGCAAAAAAAGAAGAGGCTGCGGCTGCAAAAAAGAATCAAGGAATAACCGATTTCTCAACGTCGGTTCTTGGTGGTACAGCTACTGGTAAAGAGAAGACTGGAACTGACCTTCTCACCTCTCAGACATCGCTAGACGACTTGTGGGACGAGGCAGGCTATAAGAAGCTGCAGTCTCAACTTACCGCAGCGACAGCAAGTGTCACCGGACTTGCCGGTCCTATGATTGCTAATATCCAAGAGCAATTTGCAGTACGCAAAGAACAAATGAAGCAGATAAATGCGGAGTCTCTCGCAGGTCTTACTGTTATGGGTTATCGCTCAAACAGGGCACAGTACGCACCTGAAATACAAGAGTCACTTCTCACTAGCGAAGAGCGTTCTGGTATTGCTCGCCTTGCAGAACTTGACGTACAGGAACAAACAAAGATTCTTGAAGTTGAAAGTTTGATGGCTGATAAGAAGTACAAACTTGCACGAGAGGCAATGGACGACTTTAAGTCTGCACAAGATGCAAAGGTCAAGGCCGTGAAAGAGTTGTACCAGCAGACAATGGATAACGAGAAGTGGGCATTAGACAAGAAGATTAAGCAGGCACAGCTTGCCGAGAACACTGTAAAGGCTGCTGACACTGTAATGAGTCAGTGGGCATTGTCAGGAATGGAACCAAGTGCAAATGACTTCATTGTCCTTGGTAAGACACTTGGCGTTGCGCCACAGGCTGCAGCAAACATCTACAACGCAAAGGCAGGACTCTTCCGAGCACAGACGCTTGGTGATATGGCCGATGCACAGTCTAAGATGGTTGACCTTCTCAAGTCAGTGCCTGCTGGAATGGACATTCAAATGCCAGACGGTACCACATACAAGGGTATGGGTAGCTCAGGCGACTACTACATGTCTACACAAACAGACGACGCTGGAAATGTTACACTTGTGAAAGTGAACAAGCTTACTAACGAAGTTCAGCTTCAGGGGTTAGGAAAGTTTGGTAAGAGCGATTCTGGTGGAAGTGAAAAAAACAACAACATTCTGCTACAAAGGTTTTCACCAGAAATTAGAACACAGCTCCTAGCATCTATGAGCAAAGAACAGATTACGGATTACGTCGCAGAAGTGATAGAGGACTCTAAGCCAGGAGGAAAGTTGCATGGTATCGACCTTTCCGATTCAGCAAATGCAGAACTCATAACATCGCATGCTGAAGCGTATCTTAGTATCGGAGGAACAGGCATGACTCTTCCACCCGAAGAAGAAGATACGGGTTGGAAATGGCCATGGGAGCAAAAATAAAATGATATGGCAGAAGACATCTCAAGTAGGTGGGAAGAAATAAGGAAGGCACTGAAAGCCAAGGAGCAGCAAGATATCTTTAAAAAGAGTATTGAAGAGGGAACTGCAGGTATCCCAAATCTTGGTCAGACAATGCCTTCTGTTGGTGTCAGTACACCAACTTCCACTACACCCACAGCAAACCCAAAAGGGACAGGAACTAAAGAACTTGCAGGTGCAATACTGCAAGGTACCGCCCGTTCATGGCTTGCAGCAGGACAGGCTATTACTTCTGGTGATACGACTACTCCTTTTATACAACCAGCTGCTGGAACAAAGCTGGGGACTCTTTCGCGTACTTTGTTTGGCGAAGGAGACATCTCAATGAAAGGTGAAGACGTCGCATTTATTGGAGAAGAGTGGAGTAATAAGACTGGCGGTTTCGTTTCTGTTGGTATGGTTGCTGCTGACCTTCTTGGTGGAGGAGGGGTGAAGAGTCTCGCCAAGTCACTTAAAGCAGCTAAAACTCTTGAAGAAGCAGCAGGTCTTATGAAGGCTGCTGGCTTTGCTGATGATATCGCAATGGATTATGGAGCTATTTTTGCAAAGACAACAAACACTAAAAAGATTGAGAAAGGTCTTGAGTCTGCTATCGACTTGCAAAAAGGAACAAAGCAGACAGCACAGGCTGCGTCAGTAAAGCCATCGCTTTCATTTACGTACCAACCAAAAGACCTCACAGACAACGTAATCTGGAGCAAGATTTTTAAAAACAAAACACCAGAAGCTGCTGCCGAAACAATAATAAATGACGCGACTGCTGCTGGCGCAAAGCTTTCTCCTGCACAAGTAAAAGACATTCAAGAAACAATGCGTGTCAACTCGACTATCACTGACCCAAAGGTTGCTCAAGTTGAGATTGATAAATTGTATGAACGTATCAATGCCTCACACCAAAGCACACCTGTAACTCGGACGCTTGGCTTTAACCAAGGTGCTGACCTCGCGTCTGCAATGTCACGTGAATCTCAAATTCTAGAAAAGAATCTAGAGTACGCAAAGAAGGGAACAGGAGGAATGTCTCCACGTCAAATGTCTACTACCCGCTTCCAGTTTGATGCCGTTCAAGAACAGAACTTTGCGAAAATAATTGACGCTCTCGGTCTTGAAACAAAGACAGTGCGTACATTTAAAGACCTTGAAATGCTTGCTCGTGAGATTGGTAGCGACCCAAAGACATTGGCAAAAACTCTCCACAACAATGGTTCTATCCTTAAGGACTCTGAAGTCGCAGCTGTCGGTCGTGTCGTACAAAAAGAAAATAACACTATTGTAGATTTAGCGCGTGACCTTAAGAAGGCTAACTTAGAGGGAAGGACTGAAGACGTCGCACGTCTTACACGAGAAATAGATGAAGCAACAGAACGTTTTTCTGTTGCAGCAAATAGATTGTTTAAGTCTTCAACAGAAGCAGGACGCTCTTTGAATGCTAACAAGATGCTTGCAAAAAACATTGACGACCCAGCCTTCTGGGTTCTTAAGGCTACACGTATTCTTGAGAAACAGGGTAAGGTGCTTACCTCAGACATGGCACAGACCATTATTGAAATGGTGGACAAGCGTGCTGTTGTCGACCTTGCTGAGCTAATTGCAAGTCTTGGTAAGTCAACTCTTGGAGAACAAATCTCAACGCTCTGGAAGGCAGGACTTCTTTCAGGTATACCAACACATCTAAAAAACATCGGTGGTTCTCTTCTTATGCACGTGCTCGAATCTGTAAGTGATGTAGCCGCTGTTCCTGCTGATATGTTAGCTTCTCTTGTTACAAGCAAAAGAACCATTACTTACGATGCTGCAGGTCCTGCAAAAAAAGCAATGGCATTTGCAAAAGCCATTAAAGGAAAAGAAGTAAAAGATTACATCCGCACAGGATTTTACGAGAGCGATGTTCTTAAGAAGTATGACCTAAAGCAAATTAACTTTGGAGACTCAAGAATGGGAAAAATCCTAAATGGGTATACAACGATTGTGTTTCGTTCTTTGGGCACGCCTGATGTTGTATTCAAACAAACTGCAATTGCCTATTCACTCGAGCAACAGGCACGAGTAATAGCAAAAAACGAGAAACTTACTGGCAAAGCATTCAAGGCGCGTGTGGGAGAATTGCTTGCATCTCCTACTGTTGTTATGCAGACAAACGCAATTGATGCAGCTGAATATGTGACATTCACTTCAGAAAACGTTATTGCAAAATCCATCGCCGCAATGGAGCGCGGCGGGGCATCTGCTATTGTTAGGAAAACAAATGAAATGCGTGTCTCTAAAGGACTCGAAGAGGTGGAGACAACAGCAACTGCTGAAACATTTAAAGCAATTATGCAGTGGGTGTTCCCATTTAGGAACACACCAACAAACGTTGCGGCACGCCTTATAGACTACTCTCCTGTAGGATTTGTTGGGGCACTGTATGACCTTGGTCGTATGGCTGAAGCAGCCAAAACTGGCAAACCTTCTGCGTACACACAACACCTGCAGGCACGGATGTCTAAGAAAATTGGGCGTGCCATCACGGGTACTACTGTAATCGCTGTGGGTGCATATCTCGCAGAGCAAGGCGTAATGACAGGCAATACACCAACAAACATCAATGAGCGTGCTCAATTTTATGCAGAAGGTAAACGTGCGCTTGCTGTTAAGGTCGGAGACACATGGATGCAGTTAAGTGGTTTCTCTCCTCTTGGCAACCTTCTTGGACTTGGTGCAGAATTTGCTGAACTCTCAAAAGAGAAAGGCGGTCTTGAGCTTTTGTCGTCATCAGCTGGTGCTGCAGTTAAGAGTCTTACAGAACAGACTTTCTTGAAAGGTCTGTCAGGTGCTGTTGAGGCACTCACCGACCCAGAAAGAGAAGCTCAAACGCTAATAGACAGTGTTGTTAAATCAACAGTACCTAACGCGATTGCTCGTGCGACAGGTCTTCTTGACCCTAATCTTAGAAATCCTGAAAAAGGTGATTTGCTCGGGCAACTTGCGACCCGCATTCCAGGTGCCTCAAGAACACAACCAGTACGACGTGATGTCTTTGGAAACCCAGTAAAAGCAACAACAGCAGGACCTTTGGGATACATCGACCCATTCTCTGCGACTAAAGACGCTGACAACCCAGTCCTTAACGAGGCGCGTCGTGTAGGTCAGTTCATTGGTATGCCCGAGCAATCGGTGAAGAACTTTGAAATGAACAACAAGGAGTATGACCTTTATATGCAGGTAGTAGGGCCAATGACTGAAGAGGCTCTCACCAAGCTCATGAGTTCAGGCAAGTACAGACGTTCAGACGACGAAGAGAAAGCAAACCTAATAAAGAACACAGTTGCTGAACTACGCAGAGAGGCAAACAACGAGCTGGTTCCACAGATTATTATTCGTAGTCTGGACCTTCCTGAAGGTGTTTCAAGGAAGACAATAACTAAAGCATATGCGACAATGAGTGAAGACCCAAAGTTCAAGTCAGCGTCTCGTGATGAGCAGGACAAGATTATCAAAGAACTTATTGAAGCTAATATCTAGCCATGAAAATATACAGACCAATGCAAACAAATAGTCGTAGCCAGCCTTTTGGTGAGGCTAAGGCTTGTGCATATGCCCCTGGCGGTGTCATTCAGCGTCCATTCAAGATTGTAGACAAGAGAGGAAATGTGTGTCCTTCTGGATACATAGACTTTTATAGTGGCGCACTTGGTATGAAAGGTCACAATGGAGAGGACTGGGTAATCTACTACAAAGAAAAGATATTCTTTCCTGTAGATGCAGAAGACCCTGAAGTTAAATGGATAGGCACAGGCGAGATAGACGCTGATGGTGGTATCGGCTTTAATGTGATGTCTAGCAGACCTATAGATATAGGGTACTTACCACCACAGGCAGGACCAGAAGCCAAGGCAATGTACAAGGCTAACGGCAACAGGATTCGTGTTATGTTCAGATTCTGGCACGCACAACGCAATGTGTCTGGTCTTGAGGTGAAGATGGGTGACCTCATACAGCTTGGTAATTCAACAGGAGCTTCGTCAGGTAACCACTGTCACTTTGCTATGAAGTTTGTTGATTCAAAAGGAAGGACATTGGACCGAAATAATGGATATACAGGTGCGATAGACATGTCTTATTGGTTTGAAAACAAGTTTATTCTTGATGAGATAAAGGCACGCGAAGAGCGAGAGCGTCTCGCCGTGCTTGTAAAGGAGACAGAGAAGGCAACAGTAGAAATCGCCAAGCTAGAACCTCACCAACAGCCAAGTCTTTGGGACGCGGTGCGTTCTATCCTTGTAGAAATACTAGCCAAAATTAAATAGTAGTGTATAATACAAGAGCCATGTCACAAACATATATAGCAAACTTCGCTCAGATTTTGTCTTGGGTACTTACAATAATCGGTGTACAAGTAGGTGTTGACCCTCTCGTTACAACCATTACCACAATTGCCGCAGTAGTCACGGGTATCTTCGTGTTCATTGGACGATACCGTGCAGGAGGAATCGACGCGTTCGGAAAGAGAATGTAGCGTGCTCTAATACGTCTGTCACGGGACGTGTTTGGCTTATTTTACCTTTGCTTTTATCAGCCTTGTTAGCGGGTTCTATTACACCCCAACAAGACTTACATACCTTCAACCATATACCTATGGAACAGGAAGAAAAAACATATACGACCGAGGAGCTAAAGCAGCTCGCACGGTCCATTGCTCGTGAATATAACCTAGATGAAGAAAAGTTTGTTGCGGTAGTTGCACATGAAACAGCAAACACGTGGGACCCTAAGATACAGAGTTATATTAAGTACAAGTTCGCAGACCCAAAGAGAGGAATTGTTATAGGGGAACGAGAGAAGAGCTTCGGCCTTGCTCAGATTCACTTACCAGACCACCCAAACGTCACAAAAGAGCAGGCGACAAACCCTGAGTTCGCCCTTCGTTTTATGGCAGAGAAATGGAGTGAGGGCAGAATGGCTATGTGGTCAGGATACACATTCCTTTATGGACAAAAAAAGAGCTAAGGGCTACATGAGTGAGTATAGAAAAACAAACAGAGAAAGGATTCGCTTGCAATTTAATAAATGGAAATTACGCAACAGGAAGAGGTACAACCAGTCTAAGATTGTGTCGGAACATAAGAGGCGCGCTTCAATGAAGTGCGGCTCTTTTTCTTTACGTGAGTGGGAAATACTTAAGAGTATTTATAACTTTACCTGCCCGTCGTGTAGCCGTAATGAGCCAGACATAAAGCTGACCGTAGACCACATTGTTCCTTTGTGTCGTGGAGGATTCAACACGATAGACAACATACAACCATTATGTGGGCCTTGTAACAGTAGCAAAGGACGTCGTATCTGGTACTTAACTCCGCTTAAACCCCACACGACTGATGTCATGTGAGGTTTAAGGGGAGTTACCCCTTAACAACTTTAAGTGCTTCCTCAATCTTTGTTAGAAGAGAGTCGTACACTTCTCCGTCTTCAAGTGTTATTCCTCCAGCAACCATTGGCTTGTCTTTAAGAATTGTGTAGACAGACCTTAGAGACTCTTTTTGTCCTTTGGTTTCTGGGAGAATTTCGTATGTTGTCTCGTCGAGATACTTGTTAACGAGGTCTTTCGCCTCATCAAGCTTCTCATCAGGAATTTTATACTTGCCCTGTTCTACAATGGCCTTTCCGTTTTCATCTTTGTCTGCCAAAGAAGCTAGAACATCCTTACGGCCTTGCACAGCTTGTTCGTATGAAGCCTTATACTCCCTTACAAAAACATTGCGCTGTCTTGCTTCTACACCATGAACTGGACCTGAGAACCATGCCCAAAGCTGTATGAGTTCTCGTGCTGTAATTTGCATAAACGTGACGGTTATTAGTACAAAATTATTGTAGTACAAAAAGAAAAAAGCACAAGACCGCCATGTGGTTGTGGGACGGTCTGTGCTGTGGCTAACCAGTTACCAGAAATCCGCTGTCTTCGAGGAGGTGCACTTTCTGGGCACGTATTTCCTCAGCTGGCGTAATCCCCAGCGGAATAATTATCACACACTTAAAAGAGAGTGCAAGACTTGCAATGCATTTTACATTATGTACAATGCACTTCTATGCAAACACCGCCACAGCCGAGACGCCGAACGAATGCAAGTCCAACCAGCGCACAAGCAGCTCATCTTTTAAAAGTGCGAGACGAGTTGATTTGTGAACTGTTTAACGGAAGCTACGAACATCCTAAACTTACCAAGGCGGAGTTAGCATTTGTGTTCAATATCACTCGACAACTTATTGAACACATTGTCAAAAAATAAATACATATATACACACATATGAACGACGATGAACTATTCAACGAATCTAATATTCCACAGTCTAACTGGTTTTCTTTCACCAACGTCGGAGACAAGATTGCTGGTGAAGTAGTGGAAATATTTGACCAGCCAGAAAAAGATGGCTTCGGTGCACGCCGCGTCTTCGTGCTTAAGCAGCCAGACGGTACTGACGTTAAGGTTGGTATCGACTTGCGCAAGGAGTATGTAATCACACGAGCAAGTAAGGCAGAGGTAGGTGACATCCTTGGTTTCCGCTTTGAGAAAGAAATTCCTCCTGCGGTTAAAGGACATCACCCAGCAAAGTCTATCCAAGTGTTCGTTAAGAAGCCCTAACCTATGAAAAAGACCGCCACACGAACTTGGGCAGAAGCAGAGAATGTCCGTGCGTTAATAGAGAAAACAGTCACCAATAAGGTGAAGCCCGCCCACGACGCATTTGGACATCACTACACGCTACCATCTGGTGTGACGGTTGATTCTGTATCCACTAAGGTCATTCTAAAGAATGATGGATACAAGGATGCGGCAGTACGTGAAGCCGCCAAGAAAACAGCTGAGTTGATTGCCGAGGGACATGAGCCTGAAGATGCAATTAAAATGGCGATTGGTTCTAGTGGCGACAACATGCGTGCTGCTGCTGACATAGGGACTCAAGTGCACGAAGGTGTTGAAAAGTACATTCGCGTATGGATAAGGAACTCCAAAAGACCAAAAGATATTCTTACGTTTGCTCCGAAAGACGCAAAGTTTGAGGTCGTCGCAGGTCTTTTGTCTGCTGAACTTTTCCTAAGGGAGCACAAGGATGACATTATTCCTGTTGCTGTTGAGCTTGTTGTCGGAAGCGAAACACACAAGGTGGCAGGAACCTTGGATTTCTTGTGCTTCTTCAAGGGGAAGCTCACAGTCATTGATTGGAAGACCTCATACGCAGTGGACGACACCTACGGACTACAGATTGCAGCTTACGCTCAGTGTTTTGCTGAGATGACAGCACTTCCTGTCGAAGACGGGGTGATTGTTCAACTGTCAAAGAAGCGTCCTCAGTACACGGTCTATCACGCGTTTCCTTCTTTGGGAGAATTGTGGTCTGCTTACCTGTTCTTGAGTAAGGTGTATGACTTCATGTACGACGGGAATCCAAAGATGATTACTCCTAAAGTAACGCTTTCACTATGATAGACCTAAAAAAAGTAAAGAGAATAATAGAATTAAAACTTTCTGTTGCGAAAGACAGTGAGGAGCTAAAAACGCTAACACAGGAGCTATCCAATTCTATGGACAGGGAGGGTGTTGATATGCTTGAAGTCTCTGGTCTAGGCACTCTTTCTCTTCGCAAGCGACGCTCCTACACATTCTCAGATGACGTTGAGAGGCTTGAAAAAGAATTAAAGAAGAAAAAGAAGGAGGAGGAGCAAGTTGGTGTAGCTAAGTACACCATCACCCCAGTGATTGTCTTCGAAGCTTATGGAGATGAACCGAGCTAGAGAAGCGTCAGTAACGTACCATGCTGTAGCACGAGGAAGAGTTCGTGAGCTTTTGAAAGAGGCACGACAAGAAATTCAGGAGGTGATGGAGCTTGAGTATTACGCAGACTCTTTTGCCTTCCAGCATCTTGAGGGCAGGGCAGCTGAAATATTCATCTTTCAATTTAGAGTTGCACACGACCTCACAGGAAGAGAGTTGAGAGCGACAGACAGAATAGAGAACTACAAGAAGATTCTTAAAGAGATGGACAGGGCAAAAAGTCCTAAAGCGTTAGCAGGAAAGCAGAACTTTGAAGAAGAAATACGTAGAGCAAAGTTAGTGCCAGTAACTTCTCTTCTTGAATTTAAGAGAGGAAGAATGGTTAACTGCATTTTTCACACTGACAAGACAGCAAGTCTGCACTACTATCCCAAAAGCAACAGTGTCTTTTGTTTTGGGTGTAGCAAGTCAGCTGACACGATAGATGTAGCAATGTGCTTATGGAAGGTAGATTTTAAACAAGCAGTTCATAAACTCGCCACATATGCCTAATATTGATGACCTCGTCAACACATACCGTTCTGTGTATTACCTTGAAGACGAGGGCATCATTCCCCTTGTCGCAGCGACTGTAATCGCAAATAGACTAAAGGGCGACCCTGTATGGCTTATGATTGTCGGTCCTTCTTCTGGTGGTAAATCAGAGATTATCAACATGACGCTTAGCGTACCGTTCGTGCACCAGATTTCAATGCTCACTACCAACACGTTCTTGTCTGGTTTCAATAACGCAAATGGAAACCAATCTTCACTTTTGTTGCGTATCAAGAATGGCATCATCACAATGAAAGACTTCACCACAATTCTTTCAATGGGTCATGATGCGCAGATAGAAATCATGGGTCAGATGCGTGAGATATACGACGGACATCTAGTGAAAGAAACAGGAACAGGTAAGAGGCTCGAATGGAAAGGAAAGATAAGTCTTATTGCTGGTGTGACAGAGAAGATTTATTCAGCCGAGCAGACATTCGCACAAATGGGTACACGCTGGATTACATACGTTCTCAAGCCACAAGACCGACTCAAAACAACACGTCGCGCCATTGAAAATATCGTAGATATTACCGCTAAAAGAACGGTGGTACGAGAGAAGTTTCAGGAATACATTGATGCCATGGTTGCTGGACTGCCACCGTCAGACCAAATGCCACAGATAAGTGAGGACGTTATCACAAACATCATTGAGTTGGCTGACTTTGCGGCGCTGTCGCGCTCTTCTACAGAAAGAAACTACCGAGGAGAAATGACCATGGCTATCTCTTCTGAGATGCCTATGCGTATGGCGTCTCAAATCATTACTCTTGGTAGTGTGTTTGCGTATATGTCAGGAGGTGTATTGCGTCCTGACCACGAGAAAATCCTGTACAAGCTTTTGGTTGATTGTGTTCCCAAAGGTCGCTACATGATTCTTGAAAAGCTTACAGAGCACGCGTCTGCTACAGTAGGAAGTCTCTCATCAGTGCTTGGGTATCCAGCAACAACGATACGAACATGGCTTGAAGACCTGTCTGTGCGTGGTCTGTGCGCCAAAAGTAGAGGACGGTTTGTTGGCGCGGGAGATTCGTGGCGCGCAACAGCGAAAACACGACGCCTCATAAGCAAATATGCAGGTGTTAACGAAGGCACTGATAATCTTGTGAGTGAAGACGCAGAATACGAAATTCGCCAAAGTGATGGAGTGTACGAAGATATCACACAGAGTGGCTTTGAGGAAGACAACAAGGAGTATATAGAACAAAGACAAATGGACGCCGATAAGTTATGGGAAGAAATTACAAAGGAAGGATAGTATGGAAAAACTCTATGACCACCAGCAGAAACTCGTCGATGAAATGCCTAGGCGCCACGTCCTCGCTCACGAAGTTGGAACGGGCAAGACCACTACGTCACTCGCCATGGCTCATAAGGCAGGGTACAGGACCCTTGTCATATGCCCGAAGGCTCTCAAAGAGCACTGGGTAAGGAAGGCAAGACAGTACAAGGTAGACGTGTCAGTGTACAGCAAGGAGGAATTCAAGAAGCATGTTAAAGATATCGAAAAGTTTGAGACTGTTATTGTAGATGAGGCGCACTGGTTCTTTGGAATGAAGAGCCAGTTGAATAAAAGTTTGAAGTGGTATCTGCATACCCACAAGCCAGAGTATGTGTGGTTCCTTACAGGCACGGCGTACAGGAGCACACCATGGGACATCTACGTCATGTGCATTCTTTTGGGTAAACAAATACTCTACCCTGTGTTCCGTAATCAGTTCTTTTATGAAAGACGCTTTGGCCCACGTGTAGTGCCTGTTATCAAAGAAGGTATAGAAGAAGAGCTGAACGCGATTGTTAAAGAGGTCGGTTCTATTGTGTTGATGAGTGACTGCGCTGACGTACCTGAACAGACGTACAGTGAAGAGTATTTGACGCTTACCAAGGAACAGAAGAAAGCCATCAGCGAACTGGAAGACATCACCCCTATCGGACGCTACAGTAAGGAGCATCAGATTTGTGGTGGCACGTTGAAGGATTCGGGTAAGAGATATGACACGCCAAAGGTTGAGCGTGTGAAGGAGTTGGTTGCCGAGAACAAGCATGTCATTGTTGTTTGTAGGTACAACGAAGAGCTTGACATGTTAGAAGAAGAATTGTCTAGTGAACGAAAGGTGTTTGTTATCCGTGGTGATGTGAAAAACAAAGACGAGGTCATTCAAAACCTATCTAAAGAAGACCCGTGGGTGCTTCTAGTTAACGCGAAATGTTCAGAAGGGTGGGAAGTACCATGGTGTCCCCTTATGGTCTTCTACAGCTATGATTTTGAGCTAAAGAACTACATACAAATGATGGGACGCATACAGCGTATGGGCCACCTGAAGAAGAATGTGTACCACTCACTCATTATCGCTGACTCGGTTGATGAAGGTGTGTACGACAGCATGATGAAGAAAGAAGACTTTCATATTGCAATCTACACACCATAGGTGTATAGTTGCGGTAGTTCCTTGACAACACTTATCCGTTCTACCCCCAACTTTAGGGTTGGGTTGAAAGAACCGCCTGACATAAGTATTGTGGGTTTCTGGGTATTCGTAAGAACTCAGGGCTGATTTTGAATCGACTCGAAATCAATCCAGATTAAGGCCCGTAATACTTGTGTTGGGGGTAGAGTGGGTAAGTAAAACGAGTGTTGGCTGGAGGGTTGTCACTGGCGTGTAAAGGCAGTTCGATTCTGCGGTGGATTAGCTACCCACACCCTCCCGTCAGCACTTGTTTAATAGTTGTGAATAGATGGGGGAAGTTGCCGAATCAACGCAGAGTCCCAAGTCAGGGCTTAGGGCAGACATCACGGTTGAGTAGACTAGAACTCTTCGGGCGCTACCCCTCGTGTGGTAGCTAGGTTGCCACTCTCCCCACCTATTCATAACTAGAGGAGTGTTTTGTGGAGTGATGTTGTGAGAGCTACTTTGAATGTAGGAACTCGTTCATGACCATTCCACCAAGCACTTCTTAAATCAAATTGTTGTCATGGTGAGGACTATAAGTGTTAGCATTAGTGATTTATTTACTAGGGGCTAGCTTCCTTTACCTTGTAGTTCTCACTATGACAAAAATACATACAGGATGCGATACAGACTGGTTTAGCCCACCAGTGTGGTACTTAGAAGAGTTAGAGCGTCGTACACCAGAGCAGAAAGAACGCGATGCATACTATGTAAACTTAGACCACGACTGTCAGGACTTAATAGGTGAGTGTAGACACAAACCCAAAAACGTGGTATAAGTGTTGAGTGTCAGAAGCCACTTTCACCTCCAAGTTAATTGCATGGATGCGTAAACGTGACGATTTCCCCACGTGTGCCTTTGAAGTAAAGTTGAGTAAGACAAAGAGCCTACCTTTCGCAAGTTTGGCTGAACACCAAGACAGGGCGCTTGGCATCGCACGTCAGGGGCATTTAGCGTACAAAATACCTGACGCGGGGTATCAAAATCCCTGCGATGGGGTTCATCTTTATAGAACCATGGCCTATGTCGTGGTTGCTTTTTATACTCCGAGATACAAGACTCGTTTCTACTGTATAGACATAAAAAAATGGCGTAAAGAGATACGCTATTGTGGTCGTGCGAGTATTACTGAAGAGAGAGCAGGAGAACTTGCTGACTTTCAAGATGTTATTTAGCGAAACCTAAAGACTTAGAGAGTTGGTCTTCATTTAGTTTTCTCCAGTCGTCATCTATAAAGACATCGTGAACTGGAACTTGTTTTTCTTTTTTTATGGCATCAGAAGCGCTAATAGCCAGTACGTACTTTCTTACTATAAACATTTTGTTTTGGGTAGGACGTTTCTTCATAAGAAAATAATATCACTTACATAACTCAAAGGGTAGACCGTCCACAAGGGGCGGTCTAATAAGTTTGGCTTGGAGAGTCTATGCTCTCGCAAGAGATAGGAATCACCTTACCTTTCTTGAACGGTATGAGTGGAGGAGCTAACCCCGTTCCTAGCTAGCCCCAAACGCAGAAGAAGTAGGTCAATGTTTCTCCTTTTCTTTACGTAAGACGGGTATCACCGCCTTGATGATTATTCCGCACCGAGGGCAGTCTCTTGTGGAGACAATATTCTCGGCTGTGAATTGTCCGATTACTTCTTTCTCTCTGTGAGTAGAAGCAATCATACGAACACCGTCACGGGGGCAGTACATGACCACCTCCGAAATCGTAGACGAGTGGAAGTTCCCACTGTTCGTTCCTGACTACCTGCATTTCGGCAGAGTAGCAAGAGAGACAGCAGACGGGGCGACCGAAGACGGTGAGAGTCGAGTCTTCGTCCACCAGCTTTTCACACTGAACACAACGCATTTGAAAGACCTCCTGTTGTTCTGCGTGTATTATACCATTTTTTTCCTTTCGTATCTCGCCTTGTCTCGAATTCGCTGACTCTCTTCCTTACAGGAATGGCATGTCGCAGGACGTTTAGTATATGCTCTTTCGACTATGGTGCCACAGTGCTGGCAAGGTGTCTTTATTGTTGTTCCTTTTTTGTTTGAAGGGACAGAATCTCCGATGTAAAACATATTAGTCTTGAAGTGCTTTCCACTTCTCATTACCTCCTCTTGTGGGTTTCACTTTCTTTTTTGTTTCGCCCATGCTGTACGAACGCTTCATACTTTTGTGGTCTTTGAGTGTGTTCCAAGATGCTGACATGTTACTTGTAGTTAGAAAATCTCTTGTTTGTATTCTCCCCCAAGTTCAACCCACAAGTCTCTTAATACTGGGTGCAAACTTTGGTTTGTTTCACTTATCTGGTGTCTCTTTGAAACATTTTTTATTGCTGTGGCAATCTCTTGCATTGTTTTAGGGTGCATATCCTACTTCTCATTAAGGGCGAGCCAAAGATTTGCTACTGCTTCTTCTGGTGAGCTACCACTTGCAAGTTTGTCTATAGAAAACACACGTGCAAGCCACTTTCCTTTTGTTGTTGGGTCTTGTCCTACCTTGTCAAAGTCTTCACCTACTGCCTGAATAAGTTCTGAGAGAGTTGGCCTATACTCAAAGTGCTTCTCATCTCTGAAAGGAAACCCTGCCTCCTTCAACCTCACCGCTAGTTCGTACTTCATAGTTTATTTGTCTTTAGTGAGTAAATCACGTATATCCAGTAAAGTTTCAAGTAGCAAGCTGTCCAGACTCAAACCTCTTTTTAATCTTTCTGTCCAATCTTCTTCAAGTTCTTCTCTAGTTCTCATAGGTATTGTTTGGGGTTAGTAGCCTAGCGTATTCTTTTCTGCGTTCATTCCTACGATTGCCCAAAAGACTAATATTCCAAGAAAGATAAATGCCCAAGGGAACAGCCCCAATGTCCACGAATCGTATGTGGTCACCTCACCTGTGCATGAGTTTGTGGCGATGGTGCGGTACTCTCTTGTAAGTACGTTGTAGGCTGTGTCTACTTTGACTGTTTGAGTGGTGCACGTGCCGATATTTCCTGTAATTTCTGGTGTTGATACTATGTTATGTGTTTGCATGGTGTTTATTGTTTAGCTTGTATCTTGGTGATGAGGTCGTCTAGGGCTTGGTTGTGACTTCTCGTGTGTCTCGTAAACATTTTGCAATCACTAAAGTTTTCGCAAACTTTGTGGCTGTGTTCTTCTTGTTTCATACCCTCCGCAATCCCCATAATCTCCTCTATCTGTTTCTGTTTTTGGGAGGCTATCAAAGTGTAAATATCTTTCAAAAGCTCTCCAGCATCTTCCGCAGAAAGTGGGTAGTTTAGAACTATTTTCGCTTCTTCTGGGATTTCCCAACTCTCTACTACTTCTGGTGTGTTTTCATGTGTGGTCATACATCAATCTTTATTAGTAATTTCTTCTGTGGTGTCTGTGGGGAGGGTGGCAAAAGGGTCTAGGAATGGCTTTAATTGTTTGTACATGTCTCTTCTTCCCTCCTCCTCTCCCTCTTCCCTCTCTTTAGAGAGAAGGGTACGGATGAAGTCTTTGTAATCGTTCGCGCTGTATTGCTCGGAGAAAGGAATAAGGCCGTCACAAATTACCCCAAAGCGTTCATCAAACTCCTCCTCCCAAGAAGCCCCCTGTGTGTTTGGTGGGTAGGATTCTTTACATTCAGGACAGCGAATAAACCCGTCTTCTGTTTTTACGCCCCATGTAGCTAGTGTTAGATTGCAACATTTCTCCATACAGTAGGTATCGTTTAGGTGGTTAATAAAAGTCTGGTAATCCGAACACGGAACCGCACTTGCATTGAACATACAAGCTTCCGTGGAATTCGCTTGGTACACAATCCTTTTTAGGGTGTCCAAAGAATAAGTGTTTTATTCGCGTCCAGTTCATACGCTAGTTCTCCTCTGTGTGAGGGGTTATTCGTGTTTTGGTAAATTGTTCAAGCTCCCACAGGTCTTCTATCGTCCAGTACTCACCAATGACAATGACCTGTGAGAACTCCCGACCCATGGCGTTTCTTGGCTCGCGCACAAAGGTGAACTTCTCTCGGTCTTCCTCCCTGATTTCTCGGAGAAAATACTTATACTGCCTACTATTCGGAGCGATTACGGCGATAGTTCTCATATCCTCTATATCCTTCTAGCTGGTAATGTCTGCCTTCTTAGTTTCAATGTAGGGTGTCATAGGGTCAGTAAGAGTTAAGGATTTGATTTGTATCCTTTTGGACAATTCCATCTGTGATACCAGTCACGCGGTGTAGGGGAAGGACAAATACAATCTAGATTTGTCTCCGAGTTTTGGATTTTTTCAATGTAGGGTGTCATAGTAATGGTTGTTTAGTGTTTCTCTGCTAAACTTTTCAACTCTTTACCTGTGAGAGTGACGCCTTTTGCTTTTACAAACTGCACACACGTCTCAAGTCCGTATTCATTTACTACTGAAGACACACAACGCCATTCTTCTATAGCAGAGACTTTTTTGTTCAGCTTATGAACTAAAAAAGAACTCAACAGAACTAGGCACGCTACTGATAGAAGAACCATTTTTTCAAGTGTTGTCATGGTTGTTTAGTTGGGTGGTTAGCGGTCTTTTACAAATGTTCCAAATGCGTTTGCTCCGCGTCTATCGGTATATATCCAACCACCAACAACCCGTAGAATATAGTGGTTTTCTATTTTGATTTCTTCGTGAATATTCATTTCTCTTAATTTTTGTTCCATACGCTATTTAAGAGTCTTTAGTGAGTAAGTTTAGAATTGTGTATGCTGTTTCTCTTCCAGACCACATGCCGTCATCATTTGAGTCAATAAGATTCTCAATCTTTTCCCGTATCTCCTCTTCACGTTTCTGTACAGCTAGGGTGATTTCTTGGCGAATGAAGTCTTTTAGTTCTGCTTTTGAGAGAACCACCTTTACTGGTAGAGGTACGCCAAACTTCTGCTCAAACCTTTCTTCCATTGTTTCAGGGGTGGTCATAGGGTTAGTTGATTTCACGAATGATTTCTATAGGAGTCATTTTCCCGTCCCATTCAATACGACAGCCTGAGAAGAAACCCCACTCTACGTTGTAGTTGCTGTAAGACTCAAGACATCGTGTCTTGTCAAGCCACGCCACAAAGTAAAGTGATATGCCAAACGCGAACCCAAGGCTAAAGACAAAAAATGCAATAGTTTTAAGAGTTTCCATAAAGAATGTGAAGTGTCTTAAGTGTTTCACACGAACTACGACTGTAGCAGTCAGTAATACCAAGTTCGTAGAGTGTGATTCTTAAAAGTGCTACTGCAAAAAACATAAATAGCATTACAACAACAACAGACAGAAGACCCAAGAAGAAATAGAGAAATTTGTCCATATTCTATTTCTTTATTTTTTTCATTACTGACTCCACAAATTCACTGCGACGCTTTGTGTGAATCTTATTAAGATTCTTTGTTTTTTCGTATTTTGTAGAACGCATGAACGTCTGCCACTCCTTTTTTGACATGTGACGATATTCTGCTGGACGATACGAACGCACACGACACAGTGTTGAACAATACTTTCTAATCTTTTCAAGTGAATCTACAGTAAATTCGTTAGTACACCCTTCAAGTTGGCACACTAGGTCTATATTCCATTTCTTTTTCTTTGCTAGTACAGGACGTGGTGTGTTTAGCGCTGTTATGCCTTGAGACAAAAGAATCTGTCGTACCCTCTCACGAGAAAGTGTCGGTGTTTCTTCCACTCCAATTGCGTGCATAGACATGCCTCCCTTAAACTTTTTAACAATACGGTCAATACGTTCTTGTCTTTTAGTTGTTTCCATAATAATCAAAAGCAATAAGCATAAGTTGTAATATTAGAGAAGGAAGCAAAAACGCAAAAACCACGAAGTCACTTAACGCGTTTAGCCCAAAACAAATAAGAACCAAGTTTGCTATAGAGACAATAATCAAAAACGCTGTGTTTACTGTGCGAATCATATGTTGTTTATCACCTTAGAGACTGTCTCGTAATCAGGAATGTACTGATGTGCAATGAGGTCTTCTGTTAAGTTTTCTACACTCAATACCGTCTCTTGTTCTGCGACGTAGTGCGGATTCATGTATTCGTACGTTGTCCATCGACACACAGGAATACCGTTGGGGCTTTCGATAGTGCCACCAAGCTGCTCACAAATCATTGTGCCTCGGCTGATGTCCACTTCGCGTTTCACCTGCTCTTTGTTGCGAGGCATTTTACGTGGAAGCCCTGTTGATTCTGGTAGCTCGTCTGGCGCTTGTTCAAGTGCAAAGGCACTGTCTATTCTGCGTGCTACGTAGCGTGGGAACTCTTTGTTCATGAGCATACGAACCGCAGTACGTATGACGTCTGCCCTGTTTGCGTATCCTGCGTTCTGTACTAAGTAATCTACAGAAGCAGAAACCGCCCGAGGCACATCAACACGCACCTTATTTTTCTTCTTTGGGTCGTTCATATCGTGGCTAAATACTGATATATGTACATTGTATGTCAAGAAAAAAACCTGTCAAGGGACAGGCTGAAAATTATCTCGTGCTCTTTTAATGGACGGACGGACCTCGCCTTTGTTAGATTTGACAACGAGCGTTTTGTGTGGTGTAATTTAGAACACAAAACGTGCATACGTCAAGTGTACTTGGCAATACTTTTTATAGTCTGTCAAGAACACACTTTCCGTATGTCGTCAAGCTCTATACCGTAAAGTCTCCGCAAGTTTCGAGGGTGTGCTCGGTTGTGTCGTCGTGCGTCTCTGGCTTCGGGGTTGCCGTAGTGCGTCCTCGTGGTGGCGGTGGTGTACTCTGTGGCGGTAGTACGTTGTGCGTGCTTCGTGTGCTGTAGGGCATTATAGGGTGCTGTGTGTCGTGTGTGCGGTGGTTGCCGTGCTGTAAAAGGGTTAGTGCACGGCGTGAGTACGAAAAATAAAACAAGGGTGCACGGTATAAAAGTTCTAGCGTGTGTCAAAGTTCAAGACGCTACACTTGCGTCACGCACGGTCTGGGGGTAGTATATACCCGTGCTGGGTGCCGTCAAGCTTTGCATACTAGGTATCACGATATGAAAAACACACGCCTCTATATAGAGGCGTGTGTTTTTTCGTTTGGTGTGTGTTTTTACTTGTACGTGTTAGTGATTGCTTCGGCGAGTAATGGTGCGAGCGTGTCTGCTTTTTTCGTGTCCACTCCAACAAGGCGTACACGTCCTGTCGAGTATAGGTCTGGTGCTCCTTGCTTCCACGCTCTGCTATGTGCGTCGAGTATATTTTTCAGAAACGTAGTTCCGCCTATATACACGATTGTTAGTGCGATACGTTGCTCTCTAAGGTGTCGTGCCTGCTCTATAAGTCCGTGAGGTGAGTCTCCGCCGTCGGTCATAATAATTGCGTGGCGTTCCTCTGCCTTGGTTGGTGTGAGTTCCTGTATCACTTTCTCGAGTGCATAGCTCGTACAAGTTCCTCCCCCTATGCTGTCGCCTGCCACTTTCACGGCGTGTGCTCTGTCGTAGGGTTCACCTGCTCCTTTGAGCTTGTACACGTTGCTATCGAATGTATACAAGGTGCTTTCTATCGTGCCGTCCACTTGCGAGAGTATCTCTCCCGTGATAAATACTCCTGCGAGTAGTTCATCCGTGAGTGCCCTAACACTTGTACGTGAGTAGCGAGACACTGTAGAGCCTGAAACGTCCACGGCGACGGCGTAGGCGTGAGATTTCACTGCCTCTATTTCACGGCGAGCAAATAGCTTTTGGTCGTCGAGACGGTGGCGATATAGCACACGAGGGTTTAGCTTCTGTCCTCGTAGCCGTGCTCCTGCAAACGTTCTCGGTTTGTTTACGTCGAGTTTGC